ATCGTCTTCTGTCGGTCCAATTTGCTGATCTTCAGATCCGTCTCTCATGGTAGTTGGATACCGATTGTTGCTACTTGCCGTTTGCATATTGTCTATCTGATCAACAATCATAGGATAGGCAACTTTGATCTGTTCACCTGTGATTCGTTTTGCAATAATCATACACGCTGAATCACGTCCAAAGGTGTCTTTTGAATTGGGATCAAGGTATAAATCAAGAGGGTCTACGCTTTTAACCCGAATCTCTCCTCTGCCGAAATCTGCCATTCCATCTACATAGGTTTGCATCACTCCCATGCCTTTTACGTAGTAATCGTCTACCACTTGCTTTAATTCGACATTTCCGTTTGAATTATCCCATATATACGCCATTATATCGGAAAAAAGTTTTCCCACTTTATTGTCAGAATCGTCTCGACCCGCTGATTGAAATTTTGGTTTGTTTGCCGTAAGTAAGGCTTTAGCTTGTTCTACGGCTGGATATATGATGTTATCCACGATAGGAACTTGTGAACGCTCTGCTAATACATTTTTGTGTTCACGTTTCCATTGTTGATTATTACGAAACTCATCGTCTTCCATTGCTTGGGTTGCCCACGTAGCTCTGGCTTCATGATAGTTATCTAATAAACGTTCTGACTTGGTGACTTCGGGGTGCTTTTCGGTTGCCATTAACTCTGTCGTTAAATTCGGTGGCAATATTATTCAGAGGACGACCCGATCCTCAACAGCCAGTTCTGTTAACCCCTTTGTTAACCCCCTAGAAACGGCATGAGAGCGACTTGTTTACTTTTTTTAATATACGTTAACCCCTTGTTAAGCCAACTGCCAATCGCTAAACATTGTTCGTTTTTTCTTAGTCAATAAGGGTACATCATCTACAGTATGATAGGGAGCAAACGATCCTTTGTTTGCATAATACAATCCATCCAATATATCATCGTGTTTTCCTCTTGGAAATAAGAGCAGTTCATCCATAAGGTCTTGTTGATCTTGATGAATGTACATTTGACGCTTGGCAAAGATCGGTTGCAAGGACTCCAATCGGTTGGATTTAGAGTTGCGGGGGTTTTCTTTTATATTAAGACCTGGAATAAATAAGTTTTCTTCCCTAGATCGTTTTAGGACGTACTCTCTTAACATTTCTTGATAACCTACAGACTCAATACGAGTCTTTTCTGAATGATAACGCCTAAAATTATCTACAATGGCTTCAGCTAAATCCAAAGGTTTGGCGTGTTTTCTGTAATAAGGTAACGAATATCTATTTTCTTCATCATCTACCGCAAGATTGTAAATAACGGAATAATCTGCCCCTCTTTTAACACTTGAAGCTGGATCCACGCCTGTAAATACGTTTATAGGCACTATTTTATCGCACGGAACCCCATCTAAAGAGGTTAGTTTTAAATAATTTTTATTATTTTTACGATAGAAGTCGCCTTCAAAGAATCTAAAGTCATCTGCTTTAAACAATTGATCCTCATCTCCTACAATTTCACAAGCGTATTCCCTGTAAAACACCGATAAGCGATTAATGGACTCCAATTCTTTCTTTTTTTCTAATAATTTTTTAATGCTCCACCAATTTTCCCATAAAGCGATGTTCTTTTCAAAATCGGGTTTAAAAGTCATATTATCCCATCCATGCATCCCTTTTAAGGTTTCCACCAGACACCGTTGATGTTGAGGGGTTCCAATAATAACAATACGCCCTTTTCGTGGATCTACAGAAGGAACCGCACTTTGCAGTAGCCAACGTAAATTCGTTTCCATAGCTTCAGCCGTTTTGGTGTTGTTTTCATCTTCAGGATCATCCACAATAATCAGCGTAGGTCGTTGATTTCCTACTTTAATACCACGTAACTGCTGACCTGTACCTTTGCAAATAACCACCGATCCATCTTTTAACTCTATTTCTGATTTAGACCACGATTTAGCACTATGAGATCCCCAATACCCAAAGATAGATCTAAACTGATCTGAGAAATCCATCGTATCTTTTAACAATCCAAGCAATTTAACTGCATGATCTTGAGTTCTAGACACCAACACAATTAATTTTTTTCCTTCCCCAAACATCAAATGATGTAAAGGAAAGACTCCCGCAACAATAGAAGATTTTGCATGACCTCTAGGAGCCACAATGTTCATTTGTTTTATATCGGGGTTCAGTAATTTTTCAGCAATAGTATAATGAAACTTAGGAGACTCTACTGCAAACATATTGGGCATACATACTTTCCCAAACAACATCATATCGTGTTTTAACTTTTGCAGTATAACGGTCTTATCTTCCTCCTTTTTAGGCATTAATAATCCATTCCCATAGCCATTTCTGTTTCTCCATCTTCTACTTGTAACCCCATATCTCCCGCTACGTCTTTTAATACTTGCATAAATGAGATCAGCTTTTCTCGATCTTCAGATTGTATAATTACAATTTTTTTATGCTTTTGAGGTTTCTTCATAGGGAATTTCCTTTTTTTGAGACATTGTTAAGCTCTTTTTTTCTTCTTTAGCAATTTTATCCAATATGGTGCTAGTCATATCAATCTGTACGGCATCGGTTTGCATGGTCTTTTTAGGCAACATATCCATAATCCGTATAAACTGTTCAGCTCCCCTAAGTATGTTAGAAGGATCTTCCTTTTCTTTGGCTATTTTAATAGCATCTAGCAACATATCAAGCACATCACCTTGCGTAAGATTTCGCTCGGTTAAAGCTTTTTGTATTTGTTCATCTAGCATTTTCTGTATACTTTCCTTTTTAAATAATCTTTTTGCCGTTAAATCGGGTCGTTCTTGATCGCTACGATAGACTTTTCCCACCAATTCCCAATCAATGTTGTCTCCATTTAACATCATCTCTGCGTACACTTTTACGGCATTTTTTGTACGAGTTTTCTTAGACTCTTGTTCATCCCAAGATCGAGTACCTATCTGCGAATATTGACCCGTAAGTTTGTGTGGCAGATACTCTAAATTGGACTGACCTATCCATTGACGCCCAAACGGAAAGGTTACCTGTTCTTTTGCTTTATATTGCTTTCTATAAATGCATTCAGAAACAAACCCATCATCGCTTAAACCATAGCCACCTACCTGACACTCTCTCCAAGACGTGTATTCTAATTCTCTATTATCTGCTTCTTGTTTAGTAAAGATCGGATAGGTGACTTTTTGATATTTATTTTTTTTAAATTTTCGAGTGATAAAGTCCATACAGTAATATTACCTTAACTATTATATTATAAACTGTTGCTATACATAACTTGTTACTATATATTAACAGTTATATATATAACAGTAGTATTAATACAGTTATATATATATAACAGTTAATCCATGCGTCTAGTTGTATTCGATATGATACAACCCCTCTTCACCGCTCATCCACTTATGCATCTTAACTGTTCTTTCCATTACTTTTTCTTCTGCCGTAAAGACGCTAATAATTCTCCATGCTTTATCGCTTAACATAGGGTCTAGAGGCTCAAATTCATCTGTTTTCGGGTTAATTACTTCAAGTTGAGGTGTATCTTCGTATTTCATAAACGGAAGGTAATAAAAAGGGTTTAAGATCCTCTACTGCCAGTTTTTGAAAAATAGGTGTAGAATGGGTGTGTGGGATATATGGGATACCGCCCCCCCTCTAATGAGGTTGCACTGGGGTCTGTTTTCGTTGAAAAAGTCTGTTGAGTTCTATACAGTACAACCCCATTGTCGACCCTCGTTAGTATCACATTCATTTAATAATAAATAAAGGATAAATAATGATTAACAATGTAATTGAAACTTTAAAGCTCAACTTCTCTGCTTACAATGAACGTAAGCAAGACTTTGATAAGATTCTTCCAGAGAAATCTCTTGATGATCTAACTGATGATGATCTCCTTCATATCACAGATACCGCTACTTCGGCTTCTTGTTTTGTAGACAATGAATCAGATATACCGAAAGTTATGGATCACATGAAGGAAATCCATCAGATGTTGGAATGGAAAGGCGATGTTAAGTCTAGCTCCAGTCAATATAAGCATAAGAAGACTAATGAAACTGTTCACGGCTTCGTCGTCTCTATGTCTAGGGAACCTTCACGAGCGATTGGTTTAACATCTCTAAAGGATCGTTTAGCAAGAATCTCACGATAATCCTAGTTCTTACTTCTGTTGTTAGGGGGATTAATTTCCCCTTAACAGCCATGTGTAGTTAGACA